GGTTTATCATAACTTTTAATTTAAGGTTTATACTCTATCTATTGGAATAGTAATTAAATGATAGGTATCATATTGTGGATGTTTTTGTGAAAAATCTACCTTTGATTCTATTTTAAGTTTAAAAGCTGTTTCAGTTTCTACATAATACAAAACTTCCGAGCCATCCATACTACTTAACTTTTTACTTTTATTAAAGGGAACTTTAGGTGTTCCTTTAATAATAACTTCGTTTTCATCATCGTGAACGAATTTAATTCCTGCCATATATAATTTAATTTAATTTATACAAATATACGAAAAAAAAATGAGAATGCCAAATTTTTTTCTAATTTTTTAATTCATTGAGTGCATTTGTATATGCTAATTCAGATTGTAGACCAGCAAATCTATGTACTTCTTTACCATCCTTTTCTATAATAACAGTTGGTACTGAACGAACATAGTATTTCTGAGCTATTTCAAACTGGTCATCAATGTTTACATCTTCAAAAGAAACATCTGAAAACTTTCCTTTAACTTGTTCCATAATTGGTGTTAACATCTTACATGGTCCACACCATTCTGCATAAAATTTTTTAACTTCTAACATAATTTCTCCTATTTAATATTCTGATATTGGTTTTTCACTAAAATAATAACCTGGTTTTAATGGTATATTTCTTTTTGATAACTTTACCTTTCCTTTATAATTGATAGGTAGTAATCTAAAATCAATAGATAGTCTTGGATTTTTAAAATCTTTTCTACAACTAGCAGTATGTAAATACGCTCCATTGAACAATAACATTTTATCTAAGTAATTTATTTTTTTAGATATTAATGATAAAAACTTTTTTACTATTTTATTGTTTAAAAAATTAAATGGTAATTTATTTAAAATAAAACTTCCAAAAGTAATAATTTCAAAACCAAAATCTTTTTTTGTAATTGGAACCATAACATTAATCTGACTCTTATTATGATTGAAATGAGTGTCAGAGTGCCATACAGGATAATTATCTTCTTTAGTGTTATATCTAAAGTTTGGATATTTTTGAAAATAAAAATCTTTATTTAAAACTTTATATACTTTTTTTAACATATCAATATAATCTATATAGTTATCATCCATAACTCTATTATATTCTTTATTATCAATTTTTAAGAATATATGACTATTTACAACTTCTTTTTTAGGATTTGAAAAACTTTTTCTTAATTCACTAAGAAGTTTATATCTTTTTAAATGTATAAATTTTATCATAACTTTTATCCATCACACGCAACACAATCAGGGTCAACCGCTCTCGTTGCGATATCTCCTCTAAGAACTGATTCAGTTCTCATATAATATAAAGTTTTAATTCCTTGTTTCCAAGCCTCTAATGTTACTTGGTTAATCCATTTCGGTGATGCAATGGAAGGGAATGCTAAGTTTAATGAAACTCCTTGGTCAATATACTGTTGTCTTACACCAGCTTGTTTAACCAAATCCATTTGATTTATTTCTTTGAATGTTCTAAACACATCTTTGACAGGGTAGATTTTTTCTCTATCACCATTTTCTATTTCATTACAGAGAACCATTTTACCATCTAAGTAACACCACTTATCTAGTTCTTTGATATCTTGTACTGAACCACCATCTTCTAAAATCTTATCCCAAGTTTCTTTATTATTAACACCAGCTTTTCTTAAAACCTTTACTAACTCGTTATTCTTTCTAATAAAAGTTCCTTTAGAAGTTTGTTCGGTGAATACATTCGCCGCCCAAGGTTCAATACCTGCTGATACATTTCCAGCTAATTTAGAGTTACTAACTGTTGGAGCAACTGCTCTTAAGTGAGTATTTCTAAATCCACTTTCTCTACACCATAAAGGTTCACCATATTCTGATGCTAAATCTCTTGATGCTCTATCTGATTCAATTTTTATTTGTGAGAAGATTTTACGAGTTTCAAATTGTGCTTCCATACCTTCAAATGGAATACCATTTTGTTGTAGGTAAGTGTGCCATCCTAAAACTCCTAATCCTAATGCTCTACCTTTTTCAGCAGATGCAACAGAGTTTTCGAATCCTCTCATGTTTTTTGCTTTCTGAATAAACTCCGAAAGTACCCCATCTAAGAACCAAGTTGCTGTATAAATTAAATCAGTATCTCTCCACTCATTGTATTTAGATAGATTTACTGATGATAAACAACAAACAAAAGAATGGTTCTCATCTGTGTGTAAAGTAATCTCAGAACATATGTTTGTCATATGAACTTTTAATCCATTTTTTTTGTATGCTTCAGGATTTGCTTTGTTAACATTTCCTTTGTACATGATGTATGGTTCACCAGTTGCTTTTCTTTTTTGTAGTAATTTTCCCCACTTTCTTCTCGCATCAGGTTCTCCTTGTTCGAGTTTTCTCATAAACTTATCACCTACAACTGCACATTGGTGTAGATTTAGTGATTGTCTATTTACATCTCCTTTAGGTTCTCTGATTTCTAACCATTCTTCAAAATCTTTGTGGTCAATATTAAGGTTAACAGATGCTGCTCCTCTTCTTACTGAACCTTGGTTAGTTGCAAGTATCGTAGAATCATATATTTTAGCGAATGGTACTACACCATCACTTGTTCCATTACCTGTAATGTTTGCTCCTGCTGGTCTAATTTGATTTACACCAATACCAACACCACCACCATGTTTTGCAAGTAACATGAGTTCTAAGTTTTTCTTACCAATATCATAAATGGAATCGGCAACATCAATACCGAAACAAGATATAGGTAATCCTCTATCAGTACCAGTATTTGAAAGTACAGGTGTTGCAAGGTTTAACCAACCCTTCCAAATGTAATCAAAAAACTTGGTTGCCATTTGTGGTTTGTTTAATCGTTGAGCAACTCTTGTTGCAACTCTCCAATATGCATCTTTGGGTTTTTCACCAGGTAACAAATATCCATTAGATATAGTTTTTACATATATCTCTGTATTTGCCCACGATGGAAAATCAACATCAAGTTCCCACCCTAGCTCTTCGCCATAGTTTATCTTTGCCATAATATTTTATTTATTTAAAATAAGTCATCCCAATCTTCACCTTCGTTTGCCTTACTATAATCAGTAGGTCTTATTGCGAAGAAATCGGTGTGAGTATGACCACCTGTAAGATGATAGAACCATTCTAACTTTTCTGATTTCTTTTTATCGAATTCATGAATTGATTTGTATCCTAATTCTTTTAACTTTTGATTTGTTCTATCTTTAATGAATTCTTTTAAATCATCTTTTTCAAGATTTTCTAAATCACCCATTTCGAACATTTTATCAATAAAGTTACATTCTAAATCAATAATTAGTTTAGATGCTTCTTCTATTGAATTTTTACATTGTTCTAACAATTCTGGATATTCATCACACATATGTCTGAACAATTGACAACCCATACGAGAATGTAGAGATTCATCTCTTACACTCCACTTCATTTGTTGTCCAATACCTTTAAGTTTGTTTCTCATTTGAAATGAGTAAAGTACTGCAAAAGAAGAATACAAAGATACTCCTTCTGCGAATGCTGAAAAGATTGCTAAACTTCTACCAACTTCTTGTCTTGCCTTTTCGTTGGTTTGTAAATCTTCATGTGTCCAATCAGCCGTTGTTGAAGTTAGGAGTTCAAATTTCTCAGCGGTTGCAGGTTCGTGCAAAAATGCTGAGAAATCTTCTAATCCTAATGTCTCATTTAGATATGAATAAGCTGTAGCGTGAATAGTTTCTTGTGAACCAAACATCATAGCCATCTGTCTGATTTCATGTTTAGGAAACCACTTGGTTACCATGTTAGTCCAATAATCAGAAACTGCACATTCGGTTTGAGCAAATCCAAGTAAGATATTACCAACTAAGTTTTTCTCAGCTGGAGTTAATCTTTCATTCCAATCTTTAACATCCATTTGCATGGGTATCTCAGTATGAAGCCAAAATGCTTGTGCCTGTTTTAACCAACCTTCTGTATAGTAGATTGGATATTCGAATGGTTTGAAAGGGATTCTTTCTTGGAATAATTTACTCATGTTATAACCTTATTTATTTTCTTCTACTGATGCTTTTCTGTAATCTGTTACAAGTTTTTTAATTTCACCAATTGCTTTTCTAGCTCTTGATTTTGCTGCTTTAGATGAACCATTGTGTTCATCCTCGAATTGAACGAATAAATCTTTAATCTGTTCAAATAGTTCTTGTGAATTTGCCATAAATTTTCCTTTTTTAATTTTTGTTTTTGAAGTGACCACTTATATGGTCGTGTTTATAATTATAGTATATATTGAAAAACGAAATAGATTTTCATATTATTTTTTAAACATTTTCATTTTGTTATACTAACTTAGTTTTTTATCAATATGTATTAAATTTTTTTGATACACTTATCTAATATTTCTACATCAGAATCCCAATTTAAATAAATTCCTAATTTGTTATTATAATCACAAGCTAAATCACTCCAAGTTGATAATGGAGTTTTAAATATTTCTCTTGTATTACACAAACAATACAGGTCTAAAAAATTCTTCGTATGTACTTCTAATGGTATTTCCCAATTTGATAATAATTCATAAAACGAATCTTTTAAAATAATATTGTTAGGATATCTTTCTAACCATCTTTCAAAGTATTCATCTTTTAAATCGTGTGAAATATAAAATTTTTGTTTTGGTAATTTCTTTAATATTAAATCTATCTTCTCAAAGTAAATCTCATCTTTAATAAAATCAAATTGATAAAATTTCCAAGCTGGCATATCTTTAACTTTCATTCTCATATAATCTGAAAGTATTTCGTGATTCCATCCTTCAAATAAACTCAAATCAATAGTGTTACCATTATTAATTTTAACACCCCTTCCTCTTCTTATATGAATACCTATACATCCTCTAATTTTATTTTTTATATCTCTATTAATATCTTGATGATTAAATTCTAATCCTCTAATAAATCTTTTTTTATAATGTTTTGCAAAATCATTAATTTGTCTTTTTGTAAAATCTGTATAATAGTTTTTATCTTTGAGTATTAACTTACCATCTATAATATCTTGAACCATTTCATCAGTAATTGGTAAATAATCATCATAATCAAAATTTCTTGAATCTGTTACTGTTGTCTTTTCTAATGTAAAACAATTATTAGTTTCAGGATTTTGTTGGTCATCTAATACTACTTCAAACTTATCATCATGTATATGATTAATAATCTTTACCAATTCCCAGCACAATAAACGATTACACAAACCAGTATCATTAGTTTCATATTCACCATAGATTTCATCTAATGGTCTGTATATTCCTCTATTATTTAAATCTGCTACAACTAATTTCATCTATCCCATATTTTCTACATACTTTTTATGTAGAAGTTTTTTAGTTTCTAATTGACCACTTGCTGCTTCCTTCTGTGCAATTACACCATCGGGTGATGTTCCATCATAAACTTCGATATAACCTGTGTTGGTATTCATTTTACATGGGAATGTGATTCCATCTGGTCCGAATCTGTTTTTCATAATATGTGCTCGTGCAGTATCATTTAATTTATCTTTTGATTTTCTACTCCAACTCATAATGAAATCTGCATTCATTACTTTTGCATATGAATCTGCAATCTTATCTGCCTCGATAACTTCGGAATCAATAGCTGAACGATTGGTTTGAGATGCAGTCCAAATTGGAATTTCCAATTCACCACTCATTCCTCGAAGGTCAATATATACCCCTCCTTGCTCCGCATAAGTAGAGTCTGACTTATTAGAGTGAGAGAGTAGAAGGTCAGCGTAATCCACTATTATAACATCGGGCTTGTTATCTAATGTAATCATCTTCTCTATATGAGTCTGTAACTTTTTTACTGTAACACCTTTTGGTGGAAAGTACTTAATAAGTAGTTTTCCACGAAGATTCTTAATCTTACCCTTTACTTCTTCTTTTTTATCCTTCAATTCTACTGAGGGAATACCTGTAAATACAGTGTCGTATCTGGCACCAACATAGTGTTCAGATAGTTCCATTGTATAGTGTACCACACTCAAACCATTTCGAACAGCTTCTGCACCAATTGCAGTAAGTATCCAAGTTTTACCTACACCCGAAGGTGCAACAACTACTCCCAACTCACCTGGTCCTAATCCACCATCCATTAAATCATTGATGGGTTGCCATTTTGTTGGAACTGTTGTTCTTTTTAAATCTTCCATCCTCTCATCATAATCTTCGATATAATCCATACCTAAATCAGTTTGTTGTCCAACTTTCATAGCTGAATCTACCAAGTCTTTGATTCTATCATAAGAACCAGCCTTTAGTAAATCTACTGATTGTAAAATTACACCTTTAAGATTTTGATTAATACAGAAGGAAGTAAATTCGTTTTTTATGTAATCTAAATCTACATTACCAATATTTGTAAAAACATGACGGAGTTGTTCAACTACCGTTTTCTTTAAAACTTCATTATCTACTTTTGATAATTGTGATTTGAATACATCTAATGTGGGAGATTTTCTATACTCTTCATGGTAGGAAAGTATCTCAGATATAATCCACTTGTTTGCATCGTTCTCAAAGAACTTAGGAGTGGTTATTTCACTAATTGTATCTAAGAATTTATTATCAGTAATAAGTGCCGATACAACCTTTGATTGAAAAGATTGTCCATATTTTGATAATGTATCTATTTGTTCTTGCATTGACTCTTTTTAAAACTTATACAAATATACGAAAATTATTTAAGAATTCCAAATTAATCTGTAATTAAATTTCCAAATGTGGTTTTTAACCAATCATTTATATCCCCAAAGTTTCCGATAACTTTGTATTTTAATAAGATTTTCATAAAATCTATTTTGTTTAGAGGTTCAATTGGTTCATTGAATCTATCCAAAGTTTTCATTTTGATTTGACCCGAAATATCAACATCATCTAACTGCATTAAATCTTCGTTTAATAAGATTTGTCTTTTGGATTTTAGAATATCTTTATAAATTTTTATTTTACCTTTTGTTTCTTCTACTTTTTGTTCACATAATTCGAACAAATCATCTACTGATAATTTCTTTTCTTCGGTAATCTCAGGAAATCTTTTTACCAGAGTTTTAATTCCACACCCATAAACACCAGGTATGTTATCTGATTTATCTCCATCTAATACTCTATATAGTAAAAGATTTTTGGATTCAATTCCATATTCTTCTTTTACTAATTTAGCATTGTAAAGTTTCTTTTTGGTAGGAGACCAGACAATAGTAGTATCATTTACTAATTGAAGGAAATCCTTATCAGTTGACATTACTACTGCCTGTTCATCTTCTTTAAGAATATTTGTGGTTATATAAGCCATGATATCATCGGCTTCAACACCATCATATATCATAGTTGTGAGAGGTAATCCATCTAACATTTCGTTTAACCAAACGAATTGTCTTTTCATAGATTCTCTTTCATCCTCATCGTTCATCAAATCAGCATATTGTCTGTTAACTCTGAGTTTGTTTTTATCTCTCTGTGCTTTATAACCACTAAAAATTTTCTTTCTTCTTTTACTACCACCTTGACCATCAAACACTACAACAACACGAGTCGGTTGAACTTGTCTTATTGCATATCCAATAGATTTGAGAGCACCAGTTACACCACCAACATGGTCACCATCATCATTCATTGTAGGAATGGATGACCAGCATCTGATAAATGTATTTAGACCATCAATAATTAATACACGAGAATTTTTGTGTCTATTGATATTCTGGTCACGGTCTCTATCAACCGAATCTAAAATGTTTTTGTAGAGTTGTTTCATTATAAAACTGTTTTTCCGTCAAAGTAAGTTTGTAATGTTCCTATTCTATCATCAGCATCTACTAACTTAATCAGAGCTTCCTCTGCGTTTTTGTAGAAATCTTCAGTAGAATGGTCACCAATACCAACTGCTTTTTTACCTAGTAGTTCTAATGAAAGGAGTGCTTTTGCTTTATCTGCTTCTGCACTTTTCATTAGCATATCATATAATGTCTTATCCATAATTTTTAATTTAGAGTTATTCAGGTACTTCGGTATCAATTTCCATTGAATCAATATCAAGTGTATCAGATTTGTATTGTAAGATTGTTTCTTCACATATCTTTTTATAGATTTGTTCTCTAACATCTTCTCTTTCATCCATCATAGGAATAAAATCCTTAGATTGAAATTTTAATTCTTCACCTGTATCTGTATCAATGTAAGTGTACCAAGCTCCTGCTTGTTTTACTAATTTATTATTTTTCATGACTCCTAACCATGAACCATAATTATCGATTCCTCTATCGAAGTAAATTTCAAAATCTGCCGCTCTTAGAGGTGGCCCCATTCTGTTTTTAATTACTTGACAACGAACCTTCATTCCAACAACCTTATCTTGGCCGTTTACCTTTTGTTTGATTTGTCCCATTCCCTTCAATCTCAATCTTACAGAGGCATGGAAAGCAAGAGCTTTACCACCTGAAGTTGTCCATGGGTCACCAAACATTGCATTCATCTTTTGTCTAAGTTGGTTAGTGAATACTAATGAGATTTTCTGTCTACCAATCATGTTGGTAATCTTTCTCATTGCCTTCGAGATAATAATAGCTTTATCAGTAGCATATCCATCTTTTTTGTAATCTGCCGCTAATTCATTAGTTGTAGAAGCAGCCGCAACTGAATCTACTACTATTGTTACTATCTTATCTTTGGAAGTTTCTCTAACTTTCTCAATGATAGTTTCTGTGAAATCAAAGATTTGTTCAACCGAATCTGCAGATACATAAAGAAGTTTAGAGACGTCAACACCGATTGCCTCTAAAAATTCTCTACTTACTGCAGTTTCTGTATCAATAAGAACAGCAACACCACCTTGTTTCTGTGTTTCCGCAAGGAGGTGAGCTGATACTAATGATTTTCCTGATTGTTCTAATCCTGTGATTTCAGTTATTCTACCAACAGGTAAACCACCATAAGGACGATTTGAGACAGCTACATCCAACATTGCACATCCTGTCGATATCCACCCATCTACATTTGTAGGAGCTTCATCATCGTTAAGAAAAAATGCTACTTTGGAATCTTTCGATTGTTTGTTAAGTTCACCCGCTAGAATATCAGCCAGGTCAAGCTCTTTTACTGCTTTCTTTTTCGCCATTAAATTGGTTTTTAGTTGTTAAATAAGTCATCAAATGCTGCTGCTACATCATCAGTTTTCTTTGCTGATTCTGTTGTAGTTGGTGCAACTTTTGCTGGTTGAGTTGTAGGTGTACTTTGAGATAAAGTAGATTGAGATACAGTTTCTTCTTTTCCTTCACCACTTGGATTTAACCATCCCTCTAATACTGATTTTAATTCATCATAAGATAATTCAGAATATAAATCTGTAATTTCAGTTTGTGATTCAATCCATTTAGTTACCTTTTCAGCATCTTCGCTTACTGGTGTAGCTTTTGGTTTAACTCTAATAGTAGTAGTTGGATAAGTAGTTCCAGCTTCTTCTGCTGATTTATACTCTATCGTTAAATCTCTACCACCACTTGGGTCTGTGATATCTCCATAATCAGGGTCAGCAATGTAACCAAGAATTTCTTGATATACAGTTTTACCAAATCCCCAAAAACGAACTCCTTCACCTTCTTCACCTCTTACAACAACAGGTACGAAAGTTCTCAACTTAGGCTCCATAGCCTTTGCTGCTTTCCAATCTTCTTTATCTCCCATTCTTTTTAGTTTATCCGCAAACTCTACAATAGGGTCTGGTCTACCATAAATAAGTTTTGTTGTTAATGTTGTAGTGAAAGTACAATTCGATAAATGGATTATCCTTGTCGAATTGGTAAGGAACGATTCTCACTTGGTGCTTACCAGGTGTTGGTTTCCATAATGAGTCTGATTTCCTTTGAGTGTTTTGTAGTTTGTTCAGTCTACTTCTGATTGCGTTAATGTCTAAAGCCATGATTTTTACCTTTTAGTGTTAATTATTAATGTTTTAAGTTTAAAGTTTTGAGTGCTAAACTATTTACACTCGGTGTATATATAAATATAAAGAAACCACAAAAACCACCGAATTTTTATGATTACTTATTAACATTTTACTTAGCCCATTTCCCACTTGAAACGAGTTGAGCAATGATTCCATATACTGATAAAT